AAGATATATATAATATATACTAATAAACTTATACCAATTACTACTGCTATATATAAAATTATTATAAAACTCATACTAAATAATCCTTCCCATTATGATAGCTTACAATAATAATTATAATATGCCCGCCCGTTTTTTTCAAGTTTTTGGACTGTTGCCAAAGCATCAAAATTTTCCACTTAAAAAAGAAATAAACTTGCGCTTTCTTCGCGCTTGTGATATAATAATAAGGAAGAAAGGAATTTTAATGGGAATTGGAGTTAAAGGAGAATACACTGGCTTCTCACTCAACGGAATACACAGTTCTGAATTGGGTATAACACGAGTTAGTGACAATAATAGATATGAAGAAAACATGAGCGCGGACTTTGATTTGCTTGAAACAAGTGTGGTTGGCGCACATCAAAATTATTTTTTTGTTAAAGACTTTAAGGCAAAGACATGGAAACTATCGCTAGGTTTTGACAAAGCAACTTACGCACAGGTAAGAAAATTTAAACAACTTATGGGCGTTACAAATGAGTTGGAACTGGTGTTTGATGAAAAGCCATGGGAAACATGGTACGTTGTAGTAGTTGATACACCTACACTAGAGTTCATGCCTGTGTCACCATCAATTACACGAGCGCCCGCTTACATTTGGACTTCAAACCAAACGTCACCTACCATAGTTGATGAGACAGTTCTAAATGGGGAATGTGAGTTACATTTAAAGGCTAACTTCCCATATGCAGTAGTTAGACAAAAATTTTTAAAACACACCTATTATGATGCATCAGTTATCAATGCTATGAATGATAAGGGCGCGCAAGGGTATTTACTCGACAAAACCAAGTTTGAAAACGCACCGCGCGCGCATTACTTTGACACACAATACACCAACATGTTTCTAACTGAAAGTGGCTTTACATTCTTTTCTAACACATACTGGACTAAGCCTAAAATGGAATACGGTATTGATGTAATTGGAGAAGCCGAAGAAAAGGTAAGGGTATACAATTGCGGTGACATTCCTGCGCCATTCAAATTTATTACACCTAATACTATAAAAGTTAAGGGGCTATCCATAGGCGATAAAGAGTTCACGTTTGAAGGTGATGGTGATACATCTATACCATACATTGAGTACGATAGCCGTACAAAACTTCTGCGCGGAGTGGATAGTACAATGCACTATGTGCGCGGAAAAATTTACAACAAGGGTATCCAAAGTGGTGACTTTTTCGATATTCCTGTTTGTGAGCCATTCCAACCAATTGAACTAATCACTAGCTTTCAATTGACTAACGAAGATAAAATAGAGTATAACTACTACTACTTATAGGAGTATAAATGGACAATAAATATAGGGTTTCTTTATGGGAAGGCGGAAATAAAAGTATTGACTTTTCAACCAATACACTTACAACTTCTGCCTTCAAGCCATACGAACAGAAACTGACTTTAAAGGAAAACGGACAGCATGAGTTCTCATTTCTAATACAAATGTGGGCGCGCGCTCATGAGGGAGAAGAGTTACAAGAAAATCCAATTGCTAATCTTCTTCAAAATGAAAGTGAAATTCATGTAGAATGGAAAGACAAAACCTACCTATTTTTAATTAAAGAAATAGAAGAAACAAATAAAAAATATGAACGCACTATCAAATGTCAGGCACTACTACCACAATTGCTATCTCGTAACGGTTACAATGTGGAACTCAATGGCGACCTAGGCACGTCACTTGGTACTGCGCCGGAACTGGTTCATCGTATTCTATATGATGCGCCTAACTTTGTGTATGACGAAGAAAACTCAGACAAACTCTATGGTACGTTACGAGAACCACTGCTCTGGGGTACAACACAAACACAACTGCGCGCTCATGGATTGGAAGATAATGCAAAAACAATTGAAGTACCAGTTGGGGCAAGTTTTTTTATATTTCTGAAAAACAAAGACAATACCAAAAAGGGTTTCCAATTTATTTGTAATTTAAACAATGCAAAACCAACTGACTATAGTATAGACTCTGACCTTACTATTTCACAAGAAACAGTATGGGTCGCAGAGAACGATATTATATTCACATCGGATAACATCGTTGACTACCAAGGCTACTTTGGCAACTATTATACCCAAAACCAAGTTAGTCACTATGAACCTAGATTATCTATGATGGTACAAAAATATACTAATGGCTATTGGGGCATACCATACAGATTGTATAATGTCACTTCGTTTGTGGAAAACTTTGTACCAAACCATTCTAATTTCCAACTTATTACACACAAAGAAGGACTAAAAGAATACGGCTATACAATCCAAAATTGGCAAGCTAGAAACACAGCAAAATTGTACCATGGTATCTATCCTTCATACCAATCCATCAGCGCCAGCACTAACGAAATTTCAACCTATCTATGTGTCGACTTCAACGCCCAATATGACAGCATAATCAACACAAAACTTTCGTCCACCGACAATACAACCTTGCGCGCAGGTAGTGATATGGTAGTCCGCGCGCTCGTGAGTGGGTGTGCATCTAGTAGTAATTTTGCATATGAGGGTATGAGTGTTGTGCCAAAAGCAGGTAAGTTTGGAATTACACGAGATAAATTGAAGTTTGAGATTTTCAATTCTAATGGAGAAATTGTCGCTCAATCCACGAGCGCGCAGTTGAATAAAATTGAGTTTATGCCAGTAGATGGTGTGGTAGGTGTAACCAATCCACAAGATAAGGGGTGGTACACTAAGACAAATAACACTTTCCAACTAGCAACTGACACTCAATGTAAGCCTAATGTACAATACTATGAACATATCCTAGAGGGCACAATGGGTGAAGAGTGGGGTAGTTATCCATTAGAAGTTATCAAAGACTTTGAAATTAATGATAGTATCCTAAAAATTTCATCTATTTTTAATGGTAGTTGGACACTTATATTAAAAGATATTGAACTTTCGCGCTTATATCGCAATAAGTCACAAGACATATTGTTTAGTGGCGCGCAAGTGCCTTCGGACACAGAAAATGTAACTGCTTTCTTCAAAGAAGAAGAAAACTTAGATATAACAGACGTCAAAAAGCTAAAGGTTGCCCCACTATCACAAACCACAAACCTAAAACCCGTATATTACGACTACGATGCAATTCACAGTCTACAAGGTGAAAAGTCAAGCTACTACAACTGGCTACAAATTTTAACAGAAGCCTTTCAATGTAGGCTAGAAATTGAACCTAACATTGTGAATGGCGCACTCGTACCAAAAACGTTTGCTTACATGAGCGCCGACCTCACTTTTGTAGCAGGTAAGCAATACTACAAAGACAAGGACTGCACCGTTCCATATACAGGTACTAAAGGTAACCCAATGTCACTAGGTTTGTACGAACAAAAAAGTGGTTGCTATCTCGTGCGCCTAAAGCGTCCTAAGTCCAATGTAAATTACGCTGGCTTCCACTATGGCTTAAACCTTGACTCCATAATTAGAACTCTAAACTCTGACAAAATTACAACTAAAATGGTTGTATTGGATTGTGAGGTTGAGGGCGCAAACCACGGCATATGTACTATTCGTGAAGCCAAGGACAACCCAAGTGGGCTTACTACCCTATACGACTTTTCGTACTTTGTAAACAAAGGTGATATAAAGCGTTCCGACCTTATTACAGACCTCTATTCTGATGTGTCAGGTATAGGCTTCTACAAACTCACAAGGGAATACAATACCCAACTCGCACTCTTGAATGTGCAAAAGGCTGACTTGGGCGCTCTTGTAGTCAAACTTAAAGCAGATGAAACAGTACAATTGAATTACTCTAAGGCTGCGACCAACTCGTTCGACAAGGCATATCAAAACTTAAAAGACTTTTGTTGGAACTTTTTAGACCCAAAGCCAACTACAAATATAGATACTGCAATTATTAATTTTGCTAAACAATACTCAAAACTAGGCGTCAAATTCAACCAAGCAGATGTATTGTTACAAATTTTCCTAAATGCAAAAATTACACGTGACAAGAGCGCACAAGACCATGAAGAAACTCACACGCAACTTACAACAGCGCGTAGTCGACTTGAACAGGTTGAACAAAACATCGAAGAACTTAATAAGAAAAAACAAGACATATATAATCGCTTTACTACAAAATATAGTAAATACATATATGAAGGCACACACTCTTCCAATAATGTTGTAGACCCTAACATTTACTACTATAACGCCATGAACGTTATGAAGGCTTCGTGCAAGCCAACCGTATCCTATTCAATTGAAGTGGTAGATATAGAACAACTTAAAGGCTTCGAGGAATATCGTTTCCAAGTAGGTGATAAAACATTTGTAACTGACGTCAACTTATTTGGGCGCAATAGTAATGGCTCACCATATCGCGAAGAAATTATTATAACTGAAATTACATACAACTTAGATAATCCAACTGAAGTTAAAATAGTAGTCCAAAACTATCGCGATAGCTTTGATGACCTATTCCATCGCGTAGAAGCTACTGTACAAAATGTCGAAGCCAAGGGCAATGCATATGCGCGCGCAGGTAGTATTGTACAGCCTGATGGTAAAATTGCGCCATCATCAGTACAAAAAACCTTCGACACAGGTAACATTACTCTATCCTATGGCGACCTCAAACTGGGCGCTCAAGGAATCCAAACACACAACAATCAACTGGGCGCTCAACTACGCCTTATGGGAAGAGGCTTGTACGGAACACAAGACGGCACAAATTGGACTGAAATTATAAAAGGAAATGGTGTAAATGCGTCTACACTTCAAATAGGCAACATTAATACCGCCAACATTTCCATTTTAAATGAAAACCAACCTACGTTCCAATGGGCATCGAATGGTATTACTGCTTATGCGTTCCAACCTACGGAATTTGAACTTGTAAATAACACGAGCGGCAAGTCGCCAAAAGCAGAAAATTGGTATGAACTTAACGAACACCATATTCTAGTTCCAAGCACAGATACACAACCCGACACTTTCTCACGAGTAGACAGTGCACTACTTGTGGCTCAATATGGTAATGCGTTTTCACCTTCACAATACAACCTATACGAGCGCGCAGGCAATACCTACCAGCCTGCTACAGGCACATTCAATAACACCAAAACCTACTACAAGCAAGACAACAAGCTATACTTCAAGCGCAAAGATGGCTCTTACATGAAAACCAAAAAGGGACAGTTTGTGCGCCTAGACCAATTTGGACTATATGGCTTAAATACTAATATGGTAGATGGTGCTGACTACTCTCCATCAACGCTTGAACAAATAGAGCAAGACGCACAATTCGGACTTACATGGAACGGCTTCTTCCTAAATGGTGAAGAATCTAAAGTGCGCCTAGACAGTAAAAAGGGTTTAACATTAAATTACAACAACTCATCTATTGTACTTGGTAAAATTGATGATGATAAGTATGGACTTCGTATTGACGGTGACCATGGTAAGTTCCTTGAAGCACGCGCAGGTAACATAACACTAAATGGTGATATTAAGGCTACAAGTCTAGAAATTGTACCTGTGACTGCCTTCTCACTTGTAATCGATACCGAACCAATACGTCTGCGCGCGGGCGCTGATGCAAGCGGTGACAATTACGAGTTACCAGTAAAAGTTTTCAATGGAATGAAGCCATATAAAGGCACGTTAACCTATAAATTTATCGACAAGCAAAAATTGTATGAAAAATCAAACACAATTTCACTTACTAACGGTGAGTTTACAATTGAAAACTTATCCAAAATTGCCTACGATTATGGTGGCGATTTAACAGTTACAATCTAAAGGAGTACAAATGAGCATAGTAAAACAAATACCTATTGCTGGGGCGGCTTCAAGTGAAACTGCCCTACTCAACAGCAAGGCATACAAAGACCTGCTTAAAAAAATTCAAAACGCAGGCGTAAGCATTAAGAAGATAACTTACGAGCGCGCGCTCAATGATGATGCGGATAATCCGCCAACAGAGGGGTGGAGTGAGATATAATGGCATACACATGGGAAAGATTGAAAATTGAATATAGCAATGGGGATATTGTATATACAAAGCCTAAAAGAGTAGATGAAGGTGACCCAATTAAACTAAAAAAAATTGTGCGCTACTACCAAGTGAGTTTACCCCAATCAAGCGTTCCCCTAACCAATCCACCAAACAATACATGGGTTACCGATGTATCGACAATATTGAATAAGCTGACAGACGAAAACTATCTGTACTATGTCGACCTATTCTTATACACCGACGATACTTATTCTTATTCAGAGGTAAAAGTTGATATTGAAATTTCGAGTGCATACAAAAGTGTCAAAACCGCAATAGCAGCAAACGCCCTATCTCAACAAACCGCTCAACAACAACAAAAAACACAAAAAGATTTAGATAACTTAAAACTATCTGTGCAAATCAATGAACAAGGTGTAAAGGTACAAACCAAAGATAATAAATTTGCTATTATAATAGGCAGACAATCAGAAGAGGACACTCGTCCACCTAGAGTAGGCTTTCTACAAAACGGGCAAGAAGTCGCATACATCGATAATAACCAACTTTATATTCAAAACGCTACAATACTAACTAGCATTAAACTAGGTAAATTTGCTTTTACCCCTGATGACGCTACAAGTAACTTATATTTCGGAAAGGTAGAATAGAAAATGGCAGATTTTTATACAGATGACACAGTTTGTGATTATACTCTGCAAGGTACTGATAGTGAATATTCATCAAAAGAAACCGGTTTCGGCTGTCTTATTGGTGGATACTCTACTGTACAACCCGTTGTGCGCGGTCAAATAGATGCAGATAGTATTTACACGTTACAAATTACTGTACCCGATGAACAAAACAATTATAAGACGATTAAAATTATTGAAAAAGGTCAAGTTAATGCAAGTGTACTTACAGAAGATTGGCTATATAGAACACTAGATGGTCAGATTAGTTATTATTTTATACTTCCACCACGCAAACTTCCGCGCACGTTTAACAGCTTTGACTATCAAGAAGCACCAACTTACACTGGCTTTATTAATGTCATAAAGGGTAACCAAAGTTTGTCTAAAAATATATTGTGTCGTAGTACAATATCTAACTATGACCACCTACATGTTAATATGAATTTTGTACCTTATCGTAGTGACTTTGAAGGAAACGCGAATATAAATGGTCAATACTATACCCACATAGTTTCTTGTGAGTATTGTCCTATAACAAGTGAACACAAGTCCACATGGGCACCACAATATCGACTATTTATACGCAAAACAAACGAACACACTTCAACTGAATTAAATAGTGGCTTTAATCTCAAAACTTATAAACCCACAGAGCAAAACGGCAGTTGGGAGCGCGAATGGTACAAGTTTATAATCCCTGCACACCCATCGTTTGCATATAAGTATAAAATGGAAGTAACCGACCACTTATCTACCATTACTACAGGTGAGGTATACCTACCCGATGCCTTTAAGTTAATGTCTTGGCGCGCGCAAGGTGATGGCATTGCTTTTGGTAAAAACTCGGAAAAAGCTGCGTTTGAATGTGCGCTACCTACAGTATTTAGTAAGCCCGTTTTCTTTAGGGCAAATACTAAAGGTTTAAGAAATGGCAACTTGACTATGGATTTTTATGTGGATGCATCGTCATACATGGGCAATTCTACAAGGTTTGCAGGAGTACCGTACGTTTTTGAACTAGGTATCAGCAAGGATACACTTGGAGAATATCTCGACGAAACGTGGATACCAGAGGTATTCCCAGACATAATGTGTCCAGAGTTGTATCCCGTATGCGCGCTTGAGGACAATTCGGAAACAGGATTGTTCGATGACAGCGGTTTAATTTGTTTGAAACTGTATTTTTACAGAGAACCTACAAGGAAAATTAATATGACTTATAGACTAACAAAGTCTATGAGTAAAGAAGCACAACAAATGTTGATAGGAGATTAAAATGAGTTTAGGAGCAGCACACAGCACTGGAGCGGTCATAACCACATCAAACGGTTGGAGAATTGAGCACACACCAGACGGTAAAGTAATCATGAATAAGCGAATTGAAAAAACCATCAGCAACTACAACACATATGGGCCTTTCTATGGATTCCACACCCAAATAGATTTTCCATTTGCTTTAAAGATTGACTATCAATCACACACATCATGGAAAATTGGGTCGGGTTTTGCCGTAGCCGCTGGTAATCTTGGTAGAACTACTACTGGATTTAATGCCTATGGAATGGGAACAGCAGGCGATTCAATGGCGTGTACACTTGATATTTTGGTTATAGGAGAACAAGCATAGCACAGACCTTCACTTTTTACAAAGAAAGCCACTTTAATTCCTACTTTTCTCTTGTAGGGGGTAAGTGATAAAAATGGAACATACACAACTAATCACAAGCATAGTAGTTGCGCTATTAGCTTCATCAGGTTTTTGGACATATATACAAACACGTTACATGAGAAAAAGTCACCTCGAAACTGCGGTAAAAGTTTTAGTAGCAGATAGAATTTTACAAGAGTGCGCAAAGCATATCCATGTTAATGCCACTACTTGCGCGCAGCGTAGACTTTTAGGTACAATGTATAAGACATACGTTGGAATGGGAGATGGTGATGAAGGTGTTAATGCCGTATGGGAACAATATAGTGTACTAAAACTGGTATCAGATGAGGAATATCTACAACAAGTTAAGGAACTACATATAAAGTAATAGGGCGAAAGTCCTATTATTTTTATTTTGGTAAAATTTGTAGTATAATGGAAGTAGAAAAGTTATAAAGGAGAAATAAAATGAAATATTACATAAGCGATTTACATCTGCGCCACAAGAATATTATTAAGTTTGACAATAGACCGTTTGGTTCTGTTGAAGAAATGGAAAAAGTTATCATTTCCAATTGGAACAACACAGTCAAAAAAGGTGACGTCGTATACATTCTTGGCGATTTTATATGGTCGGGCGCTCTTGAAGTTTGGAATGAGATTTTAGATAAATTGCACGGTACAAAAATTCTCATTCGTGGAAATCATGATAGTGACAAGATTGCTCACAAGTGCGCGCGGTCGCGCAAGGATTTTTTTGTGAGTGACTATAAAGAGATAGATGATGGTGATTATAAACTTATACTATCTCACTATCCGCTCATGTCTTATAATGGTGGTTTCAGAGAACGCAATTTCCATTTCTACGGACACGTCCATGTAACTGCTGAGCGCGACGCCGTTAATAACTACTACGAAAGTCTATGGTATGCAGCCGACCACTTCCCTAACACACATGTATCCCTAGGTCAAGCAATCAACGTCGGTTGTATGATGCCATACATGGGATACACTCCGCGCTCGTGTGAGCAAATTGTAACCGAGTGGCGCAAGTGTAGGCAAAACGGTAAATATGAGTAAGTTAAAAGAGAGGCGATTAAACCTCTCTTTTTTAGTGCCACTATTTAAGCTGTTCTAGGCTACACTCCGTATAATCTTTGTCATCTCTAAAGTTTAGCATTTTACCGTGGCGTAACTTTCCATCTTCAGTAAGTTCCATTGCACCAACTTCAATTACTTTGTATTTATAGTCTAGTGGGTTGGCTTTGATTTCATCAGTTAATCCACTAAGATATCCAATTGGCACGACCTTACCATTTTTCATAAGTCCAATTTCTAAACTGCTCGCCCAACCATAGTAGTAACCCTTTGTAATTGGCGCAAGTCCTTCACCAAAATAGTAATCTCGGTACTTGTTTTCGTTGAACTTTTCACCGGTTTTTTCATCTTCCCAATAAAGCCAACTTTCTGGTGCATTACCTTTGTATTCGCGCGTAGCCAACTTATATCCACCCGTGAAAAAGCAATCGATTGTTTCGGTTAATTCCTTTTTAATCTTAATTGTGGTGCGCGCAGGTGTACGCTTTTGGTAGACCTTACAATCTCCACGCGTGATAACTATACCCTCACGTCCACTTCCTAGATAAAATTGAAGCTTGTTCCAAAGGTCACTTCCTGTGTAGTAGTGCGCCCACTCAACATGCTCATTTGCATACTTGAGCGCGAGGTCGTGAATGACTTCAAAGCGTTCGCGCGCACATGAGTTCATATAGTTTTTTCCGTTGTAGTAGTACACATCGAAAATATAGAAATGCAGTTTTCCATAACTTCCTTCTTGGCGCTCGATACATTTTTCCTTCAGACAACCTAATAGGCTTGTAATTTTCTTTGAGCCTTCATTATTTGGCAGATAAACTTCCGCAATTAAAACCGTACCATTAGGCAGTGACTCTACAAACTTTTTCAAATGTGGCGCCCAATCAATTTTATTCACATACTCACCATGAACATTCTTGTTGCGCGCAACCATAAACACATTACCATCTTCATCTTTAACAATGCGCTGATAGTATCCATCTACTTTGAGCGCGCCATAATAGTTGCCACTCAAAATAAAGTTTTTAATTTCACTTTTACTGTCGCCTTTATATGATTTTGCATAAGACCAATACAACATTGCGTCCATATTTAAAAAATCTATTCCATTTATATGTCCTAGCATGTAAACTCCTTTACTGATAAAATTCTTTGTAAACTTGAACTAAATTTTCTTCTGTGCAATTTGCGTTGTTTGTCTTTAGTGCACCTAGAATAAAATCCATTGTACGAGGATATACACTTCCTCTTTTTAGTGGATATTTATTTATAAGTTTTCTGTGTTTTCCGAAGTGGTATTCCCAAAAACTCATATTTAAATAAACTGGTTCATCTATTCCATAAATCATGTGCGCGAGGTATGCGCAATGGAGTATACATTTGTGTGCATCGTTGTCTAGGTCTACTTCATCTAGTGTAACCCCATATGGAAAATAGAAGCCAAGTGTCTGAATTGTATCCGCAGCAACTACATTTAGCTGTTTTTCACTCAATTTCATTGACAAAATCTCCTTTCATACTACTATTATAATACAAAATGCTATTTTTTTCAAATTCTAGGACATAATTTGACTTTTGGTAAAATTTGTGATATTTGCGTGTGCGCGCACGTGTATTTAATAGATAGGTTTTCTTGTATTTTGACTTATTTAAAAAATTTAGCTATAATAAGAATACAGAAAGCGAGGAAAACAAAATGAACATTACAATACTTAAAGCTAGACGCAACAAGCTAGCAAACAAGAACGCACACGAAAACGCAAAAATCATTGCAAAACTTGATAGAAAAATCAGAAAAATGGAAGAAAAGTAATTGACTTTTTGAAAATTACATGATATAATATAATAGATGAGTGAGTTCAGCGAGATACTAGCGCAAATTGTATCGAGTGGCACAACCGGAGCACGCACGCTCGGAGTAGAAAGTCTACTATGAAAACAGTATAGATTCGCGACGTCTTCCCTGCAAGATTCTAGGCAGGTGTAAATTGTGTCAGCTCATCATTCATATTGGGGTATAGCCAAGTGGCAAGGCAACGGACTTTGACTCCGTCATTCGTAGGTTCGAGTCCTACTGCCCCAGCCAATATGGGGAATTAGCTCAGTGGGAGAGCAATCGGCTGTTAACCGATGGGTCATAGGTTCGAGTCCTATATTTCCCGCCACTATGGTGCCGTTGTAGAAAGGTTAGTACGTGAGGTTTTCATCCTCAAGGTCAGGGTTCGAGTCCCTGCGGCATCACCAAATATGGACGCTTAACTCAGCAGGGAGAGTATTTGCCTTACAAGCAAAAAGTCGTAGGTTCGAGCCCTACAGCGTCTACCACTTATATGGACGTTTAGCTCAGATGGTTAGAGCGCGCGCCTGATATGCGTGAGGTCATTGGTTCAAATCCAATAACGTCTACCATATGGAAGTCGCATAGTGGTATGGATAGATGGGCGCATCTATTGTGAGTTCGACTCTCACGACTTCCGTTACGCACACAAAACTGTACAATGTTCCCCTAGACAAGGGGAAGCCGGCACTGACTTTTTTCGATGCACATTTGCAAGCACGCTTATGATGTGCGTTTTGAGGTCACGGAGCGGTAGTGAAGTCTAAACTACCGCCCCACTATCAAAATTTTATATGGTTTCATGGTGTAATGGTTAACATATTAGATTGTCAGTCTAAAGTCGAGGTTTCGACTCCCTCTGAAGTCGCCAAATTTTAAATGTGGTGAGTATCGTCTAATGGTAAGACGCGAGATTGTGGTTCTCGTTATGGTGGGTTCAATTCCCCTACTCACACCAAAACTATGTGGGTGTAGTTCAATGGTGGGACGTTACCTTGCCAAGGTAAAGATTGTGGGTTCGAGCCCCATCACCCACTCCATATGTGGGTATAGTTTAATGGTAGAACACTATCCTTCCAAGTTAGAAGTGTGAGTTCAATTCTCACTATCCACTCCAATACATGTACCGTTAGCTCAGTAGGTTAGAGTCATCACCTCATAAGTGATAGATCTTAGGTTCAATCCCTAAACGGTACACCATCGGCAGGTACTCAAGTAGTCAACGAGACTGAACTGTAAATTCAGCGGCTTAGCCTTCGTGGGTGCAAATCCTACCCTGCCGACCACATGCGTCCTTAGCTCAGATGGCTAGAGCATTTGACTTTTAATCAAAGGGTCTTGGGTTCGAGTCCCAAAGGTCGTACCAATTTTATGGAAGGGTGTCCGAGTCTGGTTTATGGTACTAGTCTTGAAAACTGGCGTGCGCAAGCACCGTGGGTTCGAATCCCACCCCTTCCGCCACTTATATGGAGAGATACTCAAATCGGCTAAGAGGGTGCCCCGCTAAGGCGTTAGGACAGCAATGTTGTGTGGGTTCGAGTCCCACTCTCTCCGCCACGAGGATTACAAAAGGATTACATGCTTGCTTACACGAGCGCGCGCAGTCGACTTCGCGCTCATGAGTTGGGCGAGTGAGAAAAGGAGTATCAACATGAACGCTTTGGAAAAGGCATTTAACACAAAACTTACAGAAAATGGTGATATTGCTTATAAAAATTGTTTGCTAGATTTATGCGCGACCCTAGATTGGGTTTAGGTAGACGTGACCTCGGCAGAAAACTTATGGAACTAAGTGAAGTTGACTGCGCGCACATTGTGCAAGCGGGTAGGTTTGATGACCTATGGCATATTGATATGGACAAATTTGCTAACTTTTTACTTGCAGAAGTAAAAGCTGGCAACGAACTAGCAAAGAAATGGTGTCCTAGACTTAATTCAAAGTATGGTGATGTGGCAAAGTATCTGTGCCATCTTTGGGGAATTTCACAAAAAGAGTACAGAAAGCTGATTAAGGTTGACACAACTGAAAGAAAGCTATCTGAAAAGAGAGGTAGCGAAATCAACTTCGCGCACGTGCCTTCTCTTGCAATGGTGAAGTATTTTAACCGTTTTGCAAATGGTACAGATACGAGCGGCAAGTTCGCGCAGTATCTTGAAGATGTAAAAGCTGGCAAATCTAAGGTGAATATTGCTACTACAACTGTATATGATATATACAGAAATAGATATAAAATAGATGCAGACTTACTTTTCAATCAGCTTGAAAAAATTAGTTTAAGTTGTATTCCTATTGTAGATGTCAGTGGTAGTATGTACGACATTAATGACTCTATTGGAAAGGCTGTATCTATTGGTCACTATCTTGCTAGATGCTCAACATATGCACCTAATATGTTTGTGACATTTTCACACTTACCAGAGTTGGTTAAAATTCCAATATCGCGCTCTTACGAAAGTCAGTTAGATTGTATCAAAGACTCATCATGGGGTTGGAATACTAATCTAGGCGCAGTAATGCGCAAACTCCAAGGGCTTGAAGAAGTGCCTGAATATCTTGTGATTTTGAGTGACATGGAGTTTAACCATGGGTCATCATGTGACAAAGATGCTCTCATGAATGACTGGCGCGCTCGTGGAATTAAAACTAAAATTGTGTGGTGGAATTTCAACACAAGAGCCACAACTACATCAGAAACAGACGAGTATGGTAACATATTCTTTAGTGGGTATAACCCAATGTTACTGAAGTTCCTCAAAGTGGAATTTGACGGCGCAAAGTTTTTAGATATACTACTAGATGAGTACGCAAAGGCTACTAATTAGTAGATGTAATTGTTGAGTGCGTACATGAGCGCGCACTCAACTCCAAATATTGACAAAATATAAAATTTTAAGCATAATATTAATATAAGAAATACACGAACAGCAAACTATTAAAAATAAGATTTTTGGGATAATCACTTTTGTGTATTGTAATTTTAAGCACGCCTACAGCAAAATTTTTTCGTTTCTATGGATTAAAATAATTGCGCGTGCTGTAATATAGAGGTATAGTACAACGGCAGTATGACTGGCTCCAAACCAGTAGATAGGGGTTCGATTCCTTTTGCCTCTGCCAACATGAACGAACTATACGGTATTAAGGAGAATAGCAGTATCCTTTTTATCCTATTTAGTTATGCCGAAGTTAGTCGGAAAATTACCTAGTCTAACTGCTAGGTACGATAGGGATTAGTTGAGTTTCCTCATTACATCGGAGCGTAGCGCAGTTTGGTAGCGCGTCCCGCTTGGGACGGGAAGGTCGCAGGTTCAAATCCTGCCGTTCCGACCATATACTTGGATAGCTCAGCGGTAGAGCATTAGGTTGAAGCCCTTTGTGCCTTGGTTCGATTCCAAGTCCAAGTACCATATGCCGATATAGTTTAATGGCTAGAACTACTGATTTGTAACCAGTAAATGGGAGTTCAATTCTCTCTATCGGCTCCAACATTTTCAAAGGAGAGTACATGAAGAAACCACTAATAATCAATCTCTACGGTGCGCCATCAGCAGGCAAGTCCACAGGCGCAGCATATATTTTCTACCAACTCAAACTCAAAGGAATTGATGTAGAACTTGTAACCGAATTTGCGAAAGATAAGCTATACGAGCAGTCAAAACAAGCATTTGACAATCAAGCCTACATATTTGGCAAGCAGTTTTTCCGCATGTCAAGATTAGAAAAAGCCGTAGATGTTATTGTAACCGACTCTCCACTCATGCTACAAGCCTATTACGCAGAAAAATATGAGTTTCCTTACGCAGATGAACTTATTGCTCTTGTGCGCAAGGTGGTATCGCTTGAAAATGCGCGCAATTTCTTTTTGGAAAGGGTAAAACCATATAACCCTAAAGGTCGCTTTCAAACAGAAAACGAATCAGACGAAATTGCCAATGAATTAAAAGCGTTCCTAAATACTCATGAAGTCAACTGCGCGCTCGTGGAAGGTAGCACCAAGGGTTACGACCATATTGTAACCCAGATACTTAATGGGATATAGTTTAACGGCTAGAATGTGTGGTTCATACCCGCAAGATATTGGTTCGAGTCCATTTATCCCAACCATGCGTTCGTGATGGAACTGGTATACATACCAGTCTTAGAAACTGGGTTCTGTGGGTTCGACTCCCACCGGACGCACCAAAATATGGGTCTATAGTTCAACGGATGAGCAATGGTCTTCTAAACCATCGATTGAGGTTCGATTCCTCATAGACCTACCACTTTAATGCGCGTCTATGGTGGAATTGGCATACACAACGGATTTAAGCTCCGTCGCTTCGGCTTGGGGGTTCGACTCCCTCTAGACGCACCATAACTTATATGCGCTCATAGCACAAATGGATAGGGCAGCACACTACGAATGTGAAGGTTTGAGGTTCGAGTCCTCATGGGCGCACCATTTAGAAAGGAACATTATGGAAAATTTATCTCAAATTGAAACAGGACACTCATGTGGTTGGGCTTTCTACACATCACAGATTGTGACAACCCAAGCAAATCGCTACATGTGAATAGTATTTCATATATCAATTCAAACTTTCCATATGACTTCGTGCTAAAATTGGGCGACGAAATAGTCGACTGCGCGCACTTGTGGACGCCATTCGATTTTGTCTACACTTTTGATTGTGAAGGCTACTCGCGCACATTTGTTTTAACACCAGATTGCGCATATTGCATCACACACCTAGATGTGCCATCAATTCATTCGATAGATGTAGATACCAACTTTATGTTTAGACTATTCTTCCACTTCTATGAAGAGTTGCCTAAATGGGAAGATTTTTGGGACGAACCTATTGACGCCAAAATCTTACAAGAACTAGACAAAGTATATGATGAAGTAAAACATATATATAAAGGAGATATACTATGATTACAATTGGACTAATGGTTTTTTATGCGGTTGTGCTTGTGGCAATAGCAATACCCCACTTTAAGGTAAAACTACTTACCGAACCGCTGTATGCTTACATGAGCGCGGGGTTGGCTCTGTTCTTCCAATACACACTGGTCACTCGCTCAGTACAGTGCGCGCCAGTAGACTTTGGCACTATTTTTACACTCAAGGTGATGACTGCTCTCATAGTGCTTAGTGCTTGGAGAAATGCGTGGGCGTCAAAACTTATGCTAAAGGCTAAAAGCCCTAATGCCCTAATAACTCACCTAAAAGAATGGCACAGTTTCACTACATGGGTATTCATTTGTGTATTCATGCTCTACATGCTCTATGTAAACTGCTAATAAATATAATTCGAGTCACCTTTATGGTGGCTCTTTTTAGTTGTCTTATAAAAACCTGCCATTTTCCACTTATCTAGTGTGGAATACACACAGAAAGGAAGTAATTCAAATGGAACAAACAATAGTTCAAGTAGCAACTCAATTCCAAGTTCCCATTGTGGCAGCACTTTGCCTATGTGTAGGAAAAATTGTAAAAGATGTTCTACCTACTGACAACAAATGGATACCAGTTATTCTAGGTGTTGTAGGTGTGGCAGCAACAACTGCAATTCACTGTGGAGTTGACATAACATTTATCGTTCAAGGTTTATGCTCTGCTTCAGTAGCGGTTTACGGACACCAAGTAATCACTCAACTTATCAAAAACCCTAAAGTTGGCTCTGGTGACAACCCAACAAAAGCAGCAACTCTACACGAAGAAAACGACCCAGCAGATGCGGAAGGAGAAGAAATCAATGGCTAATGGCACAGACATTATAAACTATGCCAAACGCTTTGTTGGAGAAGGTTCCGCGCGCTTTAGTGATTGGTACTATGGTTCCACTCGCTATCGTGGTTGGGCATGGTGTAACGTTTTTGTATCGTACTGTATGATACAAAACGGACTAAATTTTAAGAAAACTGCATATGTACCTGACGCCGAAGCATGGATGGACAAAAACTACAGTTGGGTAAAGATGGGTGAAGCACAAGCAGGCGACATCATAATCTTCTGTTGGTCTGGCGCAGGTAACAATAGCGGCAGTGGCTCACGTGACCATATCGGTTTCCTTATCTCCAACAATGGAAATGGCACATTTACTACAATTGAGGGCAACACAAGCGGTAGCCAAGTAGCAATTAGAACCAGAAGTGCTAAAAACATACGCAAAATTTTTAGACCTACATATAGTTCAAGTGCGCCAGCACCTGCTCCAAGCGCACCGGCACCATCAGTTAGCAGTGGCAGTGGTAGCACAGGTATGTACTATGTAAATAGCCCAATCGGACTGAACGTACGTAGTGGTCCTGGCACAAACTATGGTGTTGTACAAACTCTAGCAAACGGCACCCCTATCAAAGTTTTAGAAGTTAGAAATGGCTTTGGTAGAAGTGAGGGCGCGCATGGTTGGCTATCCATGCAATGGCTATCTAGGTCTAGTGGAGGTTCAAGTGCACCAAGTGCACCAAGTTCGCGTTATGGAACTGGCATGTATCATGTTAATGCGCACGGTGGACTAAGAGTTAGAGCCGGTGCTGGTACAGGATACAGCATTGTGCAAAACCTACCAAACGGAACACCACTAAAAATACTCAAGGTCGCAGGTGACTGGGGTTACTCCGCAGGAGCGCGCGGTTGGGTACACTTAGGATACTGCCGACGCGGTTAGTAAATACGAAAGAGGGCAAAATTTGTCCTCTTTTTTATTTTGACTTTTTCTTAAATTTTTAGTATAATATTAATATAAGGAAAGGAAATAAAACTTATGACACGCAAAGAACTAATTGAAAAATGGGCGAATTGGTGCAAAACACAAAGACATTGTATAGTTCAAAATGATAGTGTTTTTGTTATAATTAACAACCATTTATATAGCATATATTTAGTTGAGGACTACATGCTAGACGATTATGACTGCGCGCTCATGAAAGTTTTCTTGCAAGCAAAACACAACGCAAAGGAAATTTTAGTAGAAACTTACTACGAAGTCAAATCTGAATTGTGGGTAAATTCCTTTCAAAAATTTGCAAACTATCAAAATTAATGATATAATATATATACAGTAAAGATAAGAAAACTTCTTGTCATTCTATTACCTCCTCAAATTTTGACAAACTATACTATTTATGATATAATAGTATAGAAGGGTTGGGAAAGCCATGAAATTTCCCAACCCACAAAAACCGAAATTTTGACAAACGGTAAAAACTATGATATAATAAATATAGTGAGGTGGAGCAGTGGTTAGCTCATCGGGCTCATTACCCGAAGGTCGTGGGTTCAATTCCCACCCTCGCAACCAACCGAGTTTCGGTATTCCCCTATTATGTGTCGCTATCTGTCCGTTTGAGTGACACATAAGGAGTGCTAACAACAACAGCCTCAACGTGGCGCACTCTTGGCAATTCTAACAGTCATGCTACTGTTACTAGCAAATGTTGTTGGTCGAAAAACTGAATAAAATGAAATGCTTTTAGTCATAAGAATTACAACTCTGTGTAAACGGTGTCGCGCAGATACCGCAGAGATATGTCGAACGCTGGGGTGGAAACAACAAGGATACTTGCCACACCACTCTTCCCTCTATCGAAAGGTAGATGGACTAGACTAACAAGTCGAAAGCAAGATGTAGTGCGCGAGTTGTAGTGTACAAAGGTATTCCTCGTATTCGTGGGTGCAATAGAGGTGATTAACAGTCGCTGAATCCAAGTGGGTCAAAGGGTGGGAGATGAACGCCCCATCAAACCTTGGAACGGTTCATAAGCCCATTAGCCGTGAACCAACGAAAGTTGGGTATAAGAATAGAGGAAGTTCGAGTAGCCTAAGGCTTTCTTTAAAGAAAAGCTATTCAAAATTTAATGAAAATCTTTTATCTTTTGGTGAATTGCAGGTGAAAGTTGAGAGTTTACAATCTCTTTAGAGCGGTGCGTTCTTCGGAACAAGGATAGAAAAGTAACTGGGGTAGCTCCCCTGTGCTCACAGCTATCTTCTCTATGACCGAACATGTATGTGGCAATAATCGGCGTAAGGCGAAGGTCTGTAGTTTTTATGACTAAGAGCATTTCATTCGGTTTTGGCAGTCATTATAAAATGGCTGTCTTTTTTTTACTTTTCTATAAGAAAAGGAGCAATTAATGGGTAATAGTTTTTTAATACATACTAACGTCGGCTACGCACCACCAATGCCCAACATATATGGGGGCGATAGCGATTTAGAAAAACAACTTCAAAAAAACTTAATTGGCGCGCTTGCAGCCGAGCAAAAGTTTTATGATATGTTGGGGTGTGCAAATATCATGGACTTTATGCGCAAGTACAATGAAATGATGAGTTCGCTGAATAAAGATGCAAGAGTTTTGAAACAATTGTCAAGCGTTAATATTAGAGAACGAATTTTGAATAAGTATCAACGTGGGGGTGCAACTGGCGCACAAGATGAGGTTATTGTGCTAACTGCTACTGGCGCGCACGTGGATGCAATTACACAAGCGTTGCGTTCCATTAAAATTAACCAAAAGATAGGTGACCTTATTATCACTGGTAGTGTTGATGGGGAAGTACCACTAACCCTAAAACCTAATATTCAGTCGCTTAAAGCTATAGCAAACGCATTATCAAAGGTATCGTCACAGAAAACCTCACGATATAAAACCTCTTCCTCAAGTGCGCGCAATCGTGCGCAAATCGAAGATACTATCACGAGCGCGCTGGCGGAACTTAATACCGACGACTCGTTTGTAGACGTAGCAATTGGGCGCAGTGGTAACCTCGAACAAACCGCGCGCAGTATTGTGGAAGCAGAAGAAAAATTCAACCCCTATAACATAACACCGGCAGAATTTAAGGCAAAACTTAATAATCCTACAACCCACGACGAAGCAATACGAATAGTCCGTATGATAATGGACGACCTACGTTCTATCTATTCCCAAGGTTCACCTATGCTACAACTTATTGCACAACGCATGATACGTGACCAAGTAGATATAATTGATTTGTTTTGTCGCACTGGTAGGTTAGAACAAAGTATCTCAGGCGGTTTTGGTGAGTTCCAAGCAGCACTCATATTGGAGTATGTAAAAAACTTCTTTCCCAATGCAAAGTCACTTCCTTCTCAAATGGTAAAGTTTGTAGGAAACCAACTTACTGCTAGTGGAGCGCGCGCTCCTGTAGACCTTCTTCTATTTGAAATGTTTGGTGTGCAGGTTAAGAATTTTGAATTTATGAGTTCTATTACTACTTCAATGCCACTTATGGATGTGCCTGTTGTGGGCGCGAACCGACTGCTGCAAGAATACATTGCTACAGGTTCTGTACTATCCGATGCTCCAATTGACGTGGGCGCACTTACCTCAATGATAGAACAAAACGCAAGTGCTTTCATGCCGTTAGCAATGTCGCCACAACTTGAACTAGGACAAATAACCAAAAACAGCTTTTTTATGTTTAATGGCAATATTGTGCCAGCATCACAAATTATAATTGGTATCCAAACCGGCATAACCGAAGCCAAAGCATCACTTGCGGGACTGCGTCATGGTGGAATTTCTACGGAAGAGTTTATGGAAGTTGTGCATGGCGCGCCAGTTGGTGCAGGCGGTGGTTTATTTGCAGAGTCTATGGGATATACATTAAGAACACGTAGTTATCCTCGTACAGGGGATTGGGTTGGTACCGCACAAAATATAGCCGAAGCACAAGCCATTTTAAACGCAATAACTGTTAAAATTACAATTCAAATAAGGCAATTTATACAAGGGAGTTTTTAATTAAACTCTCTTGACTTTTTATTAAAATTTTAGTATAATAAAGGTAGAGAAAGAAAGGTAGTACCATGCGTAAGAAAAATAAGGAACGTGACCTCAAAAAGAGATATCTCGGTAAGGGTTTATATCCATCACAACTTACGGTTGAGGTTGATGAGAAGAAATTTCAGCGACTTAAAGATACATTTAAGTTTAGAGTTGAGGTTAAAAAGCACACACATGCGCTATCTCACACAGATTGGTCTACAAAGGAAGTAAAAGAACTCGCGCGCCAAGATGGATGGGGCAACTTTCATACACTAAGTAAGTGGAACCCAAATACTGGCAAGCATGAAAACTACTTTGTGCGCCACTTATATAAAATTGTAATTTATTATGGTATTAGAGAAGAAACGTATTATACTAATTGTATCCTAGTAGAAGGAACCTACTATCTAACCTACAACGAATTGCGCACTTCAATGGGAATTAGTAGTTCAGCAGTTAAGCGTTATTTACGCCATATGTGTATGTTTAGACAGCGTAAATCTGCGCCAAAGTCATGGGATAATGAGTCTAACCTATTTGATAAGGTAGAAGTAACTCGTAATCGCAGCAAGTTGCATCAAGACCTAAAGAAAATTACACTTGATAATCTTGATGATGATACTGACCTATCAACTTCCAAAAACCTATACGAAAAGACAGATTGGATTTATTAAAATTACAAGAGCGCGCAGTCATAAAGGAGTGTCATGAAATGGGGAAAAAGAAACGAAAATCAACACCGACCACACAACCTAAAGACAAAAATTTGAGTGGTAATTGTGGAACTATAAGTGCGCGCGACCTACGTACCCGCTCAAAGGCACGCATGGATAGTACTATGATGTCCCGCGCGCACGGAGATTTTGGGTATAACAGACGCAAAGCAAAAGCAGAAGTAAAAAGGGAAATAGATACATACATAAAATAGAAAGGAGTAGACCAATGGGTAGATTATTTGTTACTGGTGATACACATAGCACTATTGATTGGAAAAAACTGAATACCAAGAATTGGGAAGAACAGCGCAACCTAACTCGTGACGACCATCTACTCATTGCAGGCGACTTTGGTGCGCCATGGGTAGTGGGTGAAAGCGCAGAAGATAGATATGTACTTGACACATACGAAAGCAGAAATTACACAACTCTTTTTATTGATGGTAACCACGAAAACTTCCATGCACTCGCGCAATATCCAATTGTAACTTATAAGGGCGCGAAGTGCCATCAACTGCGCGCTCATGTATTCCATGTAATGCGTGGTGAAGTTTTAGAACTGGGCGCTCATGTGATTTGGTGTATGGGTGGTGCAAGGTCTACAGATATTCATTATCGTACTACTGGTGTAAATCATTGGGAAGAAGAAGTTCCAAGTTACGGAGAACTAGAGTATGGGGCAGAAACACTTCGTGCCAACATTGAGCGCATAAACATGATAGTCACACACGATGCGCCAGACAAAGCCATTGATGCTATCGACAAATATAGACTACCATATACCGACCCTAAAATGGCAGTTATGCCAAACTATCTACAATTCATACTTGATGAAATAGGAGATAGAAAAGCTGTAAAGTGGTATTTTGGACACTACCATATAGACCAAAATTTTCAGCTGCGCGCTCATGAGTTTTACGCAATGTATAATAGAGTTTTAGAAGTTTAAGAGTAGGTAAATTTTACCTATTCTTTTTAATTGCAATAAAATAAAATTTTGGTATAATATATATAGATAAAAGAGAGGTAAAAATAATGAGCGAGACAGATTTTATAGGTAAGAAGTTTTATGATATAGAGTTAAATAAAGAGTTCGTGATAGAAGAAGTTATTATCACAAGCATATATAATGAATACTTTTATCTATGTCGTGACGCATCTTATGAGAGCAACAACTATGTGATTAGAAATGCTGACTATATTTACTGGGCGCTGAACGATATTGAAATGGACGTATAAAATGAGAAGTACGGAATAAATTTTCGACTGCGCGCTCATGTAAGAAGGGAGTAATTTTATGACATACTATGTAGTTGTATTTGTATTTGTGGTTGTTGGAATTGCACTCGCAACTCTAATTGAAATGGACGCAGAATTAGACAATCCCAATTCAAAGCGCACGCCAGCCCAAATTTTTATTCAAAATCTAATTCTATTTGGAGTTGCTTGTCCTTTGCTAGGAGTAGCAATTCAGCATTTTACACAATGGTAAAACTAAAAAATAAAGTTTAAAATTATTTTTTTCTTCTACTAAGTTGAATAAAACTAATTTTTTTAGTATAATATATATAGAAAGAAAAAGAGAGGAAAATTAAAATTAAAATGAATATAATTAGGTTTAGGCGCGCAATTGAGGCTGAATTAGATAATAAAGAAATGGATACTAGGTTTCTAGCAGAACTAAACAGATTATGTGATGACTTACAATCCGATGGCGTAGATTTTATCGAGCTATATGCTGAGGTTGTTGATTTTTCTTCTAACTATTGGAGTGAAACCAAAAGAAAGGTTTTTAAAACTTACCAATTCATAATGAAAACTTTGTATGGAGAAGATGAGGAGTAAAAATGGCTATATATTCAATTAGAGTTAGTTGCAATGATGTAACACCAAGCGAAATAGTTACCGAGTACATAAGCGCGCTAGATTTTGCAGCTGCAATGCGCCTAGGACTTGCGCATTTTGAAGATAGAGAACTAGAATTGTTTCATTGTGAAGAAATTGACACCAAAACACTACATCTTAGGCTTATGCTCGCAGTAGTTAATGATAGTGAAAATGAGAGTGATAAATCGTCAGAAATACTAGAAATAGGAAGTGCGCTAATGACAGAGATAAATAATCTCAAAAGCCAACTTTCTACCATGCAAAAGCCGATGGAAGACGATTCTGACTGCGCGCTCATGTATGCAGATGAGGATTGGAAAACAACCAAGTGTGGTGATATATACGAACTAGGCTATGCAGATGGGACAAATGGATTCAATGTACGCGACACCATCAATCCAGAACTTCGACACATTTACGACCGCGGTTTCGTAGATGGACAAAAAGATGCGAGGTCAAAATGGTACTAATCAAATATCTACTAAATATATCCCTAGCAATAGTAATAATCTATTGCGTTGTAAGTGAAAAGGACTGATAAAATGATACTAACTACAAACGAACTAAGAAACATTATCGAGCGCGCAAGCGGCAAGCTATCCGATTCTCTTCTTGCGCAAGGAGTGTTCGCCCTAATGGATACCATGGTAGACGAAATGGAGTCTGTAGGGTGGAAAGGCGACACAACAGACGAAGCCTTTGAACTATTAGCTAACATCTTCAAATGCCTAAGTGCAGAATATCGTGAAACCGTAACCGTTTTTACTGACGAACTACAAAAGGAAAAAGACATCCATGACACAAGCCTCAATTAAGTTTGATTACATGAGCGCGCAGTCAAGTCACACAGAATTACTTGAACTAGAATGGGATACTGAAATCGAAAACATAGACGACCTTATACTGCGATTACTTGAATTTTTGGACGCGCGCTCATGTGAGCAAGATTGTCACCATGTGTATATCTCATCTAAAGGCGAAAGTCCTTACATTGAAATTATCAACCGCGCGCACAAAAAGGTTGGGTTAATTTACAATCTGTGCTATAAGTTCGATACTAACGAAAGTGTAGCTTTTAAAAAGCTACCGTAAGGGGAAACAAAATGGAAAAACGCATTATCATATTCAGATTTGATACTCTATCCCATATTCAATGCTACTCTAGTGAGGTTACGCTAAAGGTAGATGCCACTAAAACCCCAATGGAACATTGGGAAGACTATCTTGCGCTATTGCCACTAGATAAGCGTTATCAATACATACTATCTACTTCAACTATTGACAACAAGTCATATGTCACATATGTAGATAGATTTAGTGGGGAAGTTATCCAGTTACTACAGGTAATCAGATATAGGTGGATAAATGAAAAGAATTTTAAGTTGCTTTAAAAAGAAAGTCTCAAAGCCATATAGTGCTGTAGAAATAGCTAGATTAATGGTCTATATGGGTCGACCACAAAAAGTCTATATAGATGAGCGCGAATTAGACAGACTACTGTTTTTGGCACAAAGCTACCATTACATTATAAACCGTTGTTTTCTTTTTGATGATACAATATGTGCGTGATGAAGAACTATATATTCCTGCTATGCGCAAACGCCATGCAGAATTTAACAAAGACGACCCATGGGCATCAAAGTGGAGATATGTTGATGTGGATGCCTACCCTGTAGAGGTTATCAAAACCATAGACGATGTAATTGATATGGTTAAAGTACACGGTATTCCCTATTTTGTGGGTGGCTTTATTCCAACTAATGAAACTGTACTAACGCCCTACACAATTGCTCGTTTACTTTACACACTTTAAAAACACGAGCGCGCAGTCATAAAAATCTTCAATCTGACTTCGCGCTAGTGTAAGCAATAAATATTTGTTCTTGTAAAAAAAGAAAAAGAAATAAAATGAAAACAGAAATTACATATAACTATAACTGCGCGCCAAAACTTAATGAAGTAGTAGATTATGACGGCTCATTCTCTGATGAAACTTTCTGCGATGATGTAGCTAATATGTTAGTTAATTAGTCAATCATTAAGGGACTGAAAAACAATACGTCTTACGAGTGTGGATATGAGGAAGATAGTGATACGATGTATTTTGTGGTATATGATAGCGACAACGATATAGTTGCCATTCTAACCGATATAGAAATTACAATTCCTCAACTCCACATTACCTGTAAATTATAAAAAACTCATGAGCGCGCAGTCGACTTCGCGCTCGTGTGAGCAAAACATAATTGTTCTTGTAAAAACGAAAGGTACAAACTAAAATGAAAGTACAAATCACATATGACCATACAAATGCAGATGTCGAACGCAAAGGCTACGACGAAATGGACTATCTTGGCTCTATTGCCGAAGACAACTTTGAAGAGGATATTGCTAACCTTGTAGTAGCGTGGCTAAAATACCGCGACCTTTGCAACGGCACAACTCACAATTGCGAATATGATTTTCTCGGTAACGAGTTATATTTTGAGGAGTTTAAAGGTGATGAAAAGGTAGGTACATTGGCTGAGATAGAAATTGAAATTCCTAGTAAGCAAATTATTTTTAAACTGTAGAAAATCCATGAGCGCGCAGTCGGATTGAAGATTTTCCATAAAATTTTATAGGTCTGAAATTTTCCAAAAATTTTTCAGACTTATTTTTTTGCGTAAATTTTTCCAAGGTGCAATTTTATGTAAATTTATTCCATGACTTATTTTTATGACTGCGCGCTCATGTAGTTATGACTTAAATTTTCGACTGCGCGCTCATGTAGTTATGACTTAAATTTTCGACTGCGCGCTCATGTAAGCAAGGGTGAATTTTTGAGTAGAAAAACTTAAATTTTTGGCATCAAAATTTTGTAGGGTGCTAGGCTTTTTCCTACTTTCTAGTGTAAGAAAGACAGGAGTTATATCATATATTATATATAGGGCTTGTAATTTTTTCTTTCTTTTGCCAAAAAAAACCTTTCCCCCCTCGGGGGGAACGTGCCCACCGAGCGTAGCGCGTAGCGCATGTCTCTTATAAACATCTCCGAGCCCACGAAACAAACGGCAAACTCGTCAGCACTCGTCTACACTAAAAAACAACAA